TTATATAATATGATTATGCCCAACGACCATACTATTAGATGGAATATCTCTCGTTACGATCGCATTTGCACCAATAACAGTACCTTTCCCTATGGTGATATTACCACCAATAACTGCGCCAGAGTATATAGTCACATTATCTTCAATGGTAGGCATTCCGTCCGAGCGTTTACCTTTTGTTCCTCCTAATGTGACGTTTTGATAAATAGTAATATTCTTCCCAAGAGTCACATCTGACCCAATTACGATCCCTAATAGGTGTGGGAACTTCACGCTATAATCAATTTTGATCCCATTAACAAAATGACAATTATATTTATAGTAAATTCTACGTTCCCACGTCACAGCCAATCGTTTACATCCTTTTCTTTTAAAATAATTCATTATTTCAAGGTCGTAATAAATTTTCTTATTGGGTGAACATCTCAACATTGACTTCAAAAATATAAACAACATATCAACTTCCTAGCAGACAACAAGCAACAAACAAAGAAGGCATACCTAAATGACTTCTTAAACTTAAGCTCATTATACTACCTAGTTCATCAATGCCTATTAATAATATTATAAATTAACCAACCTTATAACTCCCAACAGAACTCCCTTTATCAACCACAACCATCGCATTGGTAGTTATCTCATCAACTACTGCATTTGCTATGGCTTCGGCTAAGTCTGCTGCTTTCGCAAACTCGCCCTCTGTCACCATCCCTTTGACTTTCATCTCTTTAACAATTTTGGCTTTTAATGAGTTTTTATCTAATGCCATATTACTTACCTGCAAATACGGTGGTTGAGCCATCTACATGGGGTTTACCTGTAAACGGACAGATACTCTCGCAAGTGATAATCCCTGTTCCGCCGTTTAGCTGTATCTTTCCACCTTCCATGCTTATGTTCTTCGCTTGAATGATTTGGTCTTTTGAAATGGTAATCGTCTGTTGGCCATTGATTACTACAATGTCATCTTTACCAATTTCTTGAATACGGTTTTCTAATACCTTGTATTTATCATCTAAGGTGATCACCGTGTTTCTTAACTTACCAATGGTTGTTATCAATTCACCAGCTGTAGCTAATTGCATATTACCTAATGAGCCTAACGTTACATTGTCACCAGCTAATAAACTAATAGCACCAAGTGCTTCAATCACTTTCTGTCCAACGATTTCTTCAATGCTATGCTCATCAATCATAATGTGATGGCTTCCGAACTCGCCTTGATAACGGTCTGCTTTATCAATTTGATGAAACGCTTCTTTGGTTTGATTTTGATCTGTCTGTTCTTTAGTATCACCAGCTGCGCTTATTCTGGTACTCACTTCATAACGTTGTTGCTGTAATTGCTCACCGGCTTCTAGTTCTGGTAGTGCGTAATCTTTGCCATATACGTTTCTAATGATTGGGTGATCATTACGACCATAAGCAAAAGCGATTTCAACTAACGTTCCTTCAATTGGGTATGCCATTATCCCTGCTTCATGACCTGCCATATTGATTGGCATTGGAATAGAACGATAAACAGGAACGCGCTTATCTGTATTTAAGTTTTCATCCAATAGCTGAACATCTATCGCAAAGCGTGGACGATAGGCATCATTCATCTGCCCTGCTGTTGATTCGTCTCTAACTGCAACTATCTGACCAAATAAAGGTAAATGATAGCCTGAAGCGAATTCAGGGAACTGTTGCAACCATTCTCTTTTCTTTGCACTCTGTGTACTTTCTTGCCAATAAGCTGTCATTTCATCGCCGATTAAATCTAAACGGCTGATACGCTTTTCATTAATAATCGCTCCTGGGCGTAACATTGGGAACGGTGCAAAAGTGACGTTATCGCCATTATGTCGAAGTGATAAATCTTGAGGCACTTTTACTGGCTTATTGAAGAAACGGCAATCTTGATAAGCGCCAATAAATACGGTTTGGTCAGTGTTTTGATACCAAACAAGATCATGAATTCCAAACGCACGACCAATGGCTTTTAAACATTGATAGCCATTACCACTACTCATGAAGTTTGGGATCACTTTATCAGTGTAATCAGTTTCTGGAAGAATAAAATCTAGCCCTGTTTGAACTTCAATTTCATCAATGACTTCACGCATACTTGAATGCTCTAAACTCAACCCTAAACGGAAATTAAGAATGGCTGAGTTTTCTTTTACTATGATTTTTTGATGTCCGTTCTCTGCAGGTTGTATTTTTTCAATAAACCCTTCAAACCACGGTTCAATCTTGTTGTTATAACCAATATCAAACCGCACCGCTTGATGCTTTTCTAATGCTATTTCTGTAGCAATTGTAAAGATGGCCACACCACCAAGAGATAGCTTTAGGCTCACCATGTGCTTTGCCAGTTTCACTTCTTCATTGTTTATATACAGGCGTTTCTCTAGCTTCATGCTAATGTTTCCTCCGCCTCTTTTAATGCTTGTTGGTGTCGTGTACTCTGTACTTGATTTGGCTTGCTGCTTTGCTTATCTCGGTTCTCTTTTTGCTCTGCTACGCTGTTATGCTCTCGCAGTTCAAACGATACGTTCCAAGCTAACAATGAATCATGCTCTGTGGCGTTAATCCGGCCAGTGAATTTGATTTGGCGGATCTTCAATGCTTTTGCTATGTCATGACCAATACGATAAACAACACGATTTTTACGATCATCTTTTGCTGATGCTAACTGATATAAGCGCGTTAACGTGTCGGTTTGGCTAAAAGGTATTAATCCTGAAATACTGAGTTTCTTTCCTTTGTCGCCTTGCTCTGCAGTATCTGTTCCTGATGATTGGCCGCTCATGTCTTGGTCTTTAAGTTCCATCGACATTTCAACGCGCATACTGGTTAAATCAAAGAATTCACCGTTCAGGGTTAGCATCGTTTATCTCCTAGCAAAGTAATTCTTGAAAGAAAGTTAATGGCTCATGGCTTAATAACAAACTGGTTACGGTGTATTGATGATCACTCGGTAACTCTGCTTGTGTTAATTGGGTAGCAATAGCTTCTGTTGAACCTTGTAAAGACATTGCCCACACACTGCCTTTCAGGTTTTTCAACGCATTAATTTTTGTACTGATTTGATTCAATTTCGCTTCACGTTTAACCGCTAAAGCTTGCAGCTTTTCAATCACATTAGTTTTATCATCACAAAGTGACTCAAGCGTGGCGAGTTCTACGCCTTGCCACTTCGTTAGTTCACGAATCGGTGCGCAGTTCATGTTGCTGGTTGGTTTGAATCTTGGTTGAACAATAGCAACAGGTTGAAATCGTTTAGCTGTTTCATTAGTGCTTAATGCTGTTGCCTGCCGTGCTATTTGTCCCCAATCAGGCAAACAAAACACACTCGTTAATTCAATCAAGATACTTGCGAACGTGGCCAACTGAGATTGATTCACCATTATAGCCACACAATAAAGGTTGCCTGTTGGTCGATGTTTATCTGCATTATCACGAAGCTTTGCCACTAAGATTTTAATAGCTGTATTAGCATTTAGATAACGACCTAATTCAACCTTTTCACCAACACCATATTGATAAGGTGAAACCGTTAGAACTGTACCTTGATTAAGCAACTGATTAAGTTCGTCACGTAAATGAAGCAAACCTTCAGCTTCTGCGCTTAAATCATTTCGAGAGAAAGCAGCATCACTAGTCATCGATGCTAAACGACCAGCCGCTTGATTCATAACCCCAGTAACTTGAGTTGTTACCGATTCGCTACTGCTTTGGATTGCTTGCGCTGAACTCGGCCATGTAAGTGATGATTGCTGCCAGCTCATACCAAACCCGACAAAGTTGGACGACCACACTCAGGAAAATCATCTTGTTCAACATATTCATTTAAGAGAATGCGATCACCAAGTAGAGAATAATATTCATCTTCGGTGTAACTTGTTTTACGAAGCTCTGAATAGATTTCAGGAATCTGCATGTCTTGAGCATAAAACAGTAATTCAGCTTCAACTTGAGTTAATAATTCTTGCTGCCACTGCTTTTCTATTTGCATCCAATGAAGACGATAACGCGCGTCATCGAATTGCCAATCATCAAGCTCTACATTCCATGAATCAAATTGCTCAGGTTCTAACAATATGTGAGTGTTTGGAATTACACCGAGTTCTTCAACTTGATAATCCCCTTTTTCATCGCTATCACGATCTTTAGCAAAAGCAATTTTCTCACGATGGTCTTCAAGCTGTTTCCATTTATTATTAACTAAACGAACTGCAAAACCTTTCTTTGGTTTTGGTGGTTCAATAAAAGAATTGTTTTCTGGTAATGTGAAATTATAGTCACTGACGATTAATTCATTGGTTAACTCATCCCAATAGCGTTGGCCAAGTAAAATGCCAAAAACTTTCCACTCATCATGCTCATACAGAACCGTTTGAATTTCAGGATTATACTCTGGCGGTTTTGTCATAACTGCCCATTCAGGCAATTCACCATCTGGAACGCCTAAAATAAAATACTGACCTGATGGCGACCAAAATTCAGTGCTTGATTTATCAATCACTTCTTTCCAAGTGTTAGTTTCGTGATTGAACTTACCTATCATTCCTTCTTTCGATGGTACATAAACATTGGTTGTGCAATCAGAACCAAGCGCCGTACCCGCTGCAACATGCTCTTTGCCATTACCAAGCCACCAACCATCAAGATGAATTCTCGAAACTTGCAGAATAACCGCTTTCTTTTGAATTTTGTTCATTATGCTAATCTCACTATCCAATTACATTTACGATGATTGATGGTATTTTTAAGAGCGCCAAATAAAGCAATCATTACAGTATGCGCGTGGGAGCCAATTACTACAGTATGATTATGAGAATCACTAGATACGTATTGAGTTGATGGACGACCTAATCCATACCCACCAGCCTGTGATCCACTTCCATCCCCTCTACCAGCTTTGAAGTTATGGTTATGAGTATCTGTATTAGTTGTTTTCGTACCCAAATTTGTAGAACCAACAGTTGAGCCCTCATGCCCGTGACTTTTTACTTCCCCTTCTTCAAATATTCCAACGGTTTCACCCTCTTCTTTACCAATAAAACCACAACCACGCATATCAGGAATAATGCCATCAGGCCAAATTTTTGCGAGCTTAGGACAAGCAACTAAATCAAAGGCTTGCCCTTTTCGAATCGCCCATCCTTCTGGCGCGACATCACCTTCCCAAGATAATGTAGTTCCTACGGGGCATATCTTTAATCCAAGTTCACGCCATAATTTCTCAATCAATGTGGCCGGATTTAATGCGCGCCAAAGCTGTGGCAACTTAACGTGCTTTTTCTCTTTGGATTCAGAATCTATCTCAGCATCAGTTGCTGCATTATCAGCACGTTCAAACTCTGCCGTTCCGCCGATAAATCTTGTATCAACGACATCACCATCACCATCAATCTCTGCGATTTTAGTGACATAGTGTTGAAGGTTATGCTCATCAATATAATCTGTAAGCTCTGTTTCTGAGCAAGTAAGAGAAAACACGCTTTGCCATTGGCTTGTTAATTGGCCTTGATAACTTGCATCTAAATAAATACCGCTGTTAGGTACTACATCTGCAATCGTTATTGTATTGAGTGAATGGCAACGTAAACCACCAAGATAACCGGTACCTATTTTCGCACTGTAATCATTACTCGTTTTTTGAACTTCAAAACCATCATTTAAAAACGTTGCATGGCCATAATGATCAACATTGGCTAAACGTACTCGCTCATCCATTCCAAATAAACGTGCAGTAAAATCAATCTGCCATGTTGATGCGTCTACATTGATATTTGTTAATGCTTGAGCGCCAAAGTAACTCATCATGATAGAACGAGTTACTGCATTGCCATTTTGCACACCTGCAATGGTTTTAAATTTACTAACTGTTGGAACATGGCTAATGGCAGCAATCACACCACTTTCTTTGTTACGTAGTCCAATCCAGTTAAATTCAAAATCACCGATGGTGGTATCCATAATCAATGAGTACACCACTGCATTAGGGTTCACAAAACCTTCTTGGCTTGTATCTGCAACATGAACTATGAATTCAGCAGCTGGTAAACCTTCTGTTCTATCAATAGGCAATGAAGGGTCTTGATTTGGAATGTTCGCCAATACAAATTCATTCAATTCAACGGCTGTTGCTGTCGCTTCTTGCTCTGCTTTGTATTGCTCAAAGGTTAAGGTAATAATACTTTGTGACATGGTTATTCCTCTAAAACAGCAACGCTGCATTCTTGTTGCCAATCCAATGGCGTAACCGATATGGTCCATTGAACAGGGTTTACAACTTGGTATTCATAACGGCGGCAAGTACGCCCATAATGCTTAATTAACGTGCCAAGCAATTCAAAGTTTTCAGACAATTGAGAGTCACTTAATCGAATAGATATAATGTCCCAATCTCGCTCTGGTAAACGTTCATTTACTTGAACAAAGCCAACACCTAATCGTTCAAAAATACGAATAAACCCGGCGACACTTCCTGAATCTTTTGCATTAATAGCGGCAAACTTAACGCGCTTTCTAAATAGGTCTAATGGTTCATTGTTGAAGCGTTCAATGTCCTTATCCCACGCCATTAACTTCAACAACGATTCGCTACACGTTAACGCATCCGATTGTTGCAATGGATACAGCAACCAACCTCGGATTTTCACAAAGAACGAATGAACACCTTTAGATAGAAAATACGGTTCTTTGATAACATCCGTCGTTGTTGTTCCATCTTGCCACCATGGAATAATGGTTTTAGGCAGTGCTGGTGCTTTTTTATCTTGATTAGACATCTAGCACCTCCCGAACTACCAATGTGTTTAGTCTTGGTTGGTCTAATGCACTGATAATATCTTCTTGTACCTTTTCGCCCACGATGAACTTTACTGATTTAACTAATGCCATATTGATGTGAATTTCACTGGCCATAAATGACAAACTAAAACGGCTTATCGGTTTTGCTCTTGTCATTTCATTAAAGGCTTCAGTTTCTCTAAATGCTGCTCTGATACGGCTTTCAACTTCACCTAATTCTTGTTCTTTCTGTTCATTGGTTAAGTTACTTTCAAGCACAACTTCAGAAATAACATCATATTGAACATCCGGAATGGCTTTGCATGTCACAACATCACCGTGACCATGATTGCCATCTTCCATAATGTGTTTATTCAATTGGTCGAGAATTGTTTGTGGTGTTGGCCCGACTTCCATCACAATGAATGCTGTTGCGGTTCCCGGTTCAATATTCCCTGTATTTTCAAAGTAAATATTGTCACTTCGAATACCTGCGACACTTGAGATAATAGAACGGTAAGCATCATCAATATGCCAATTGCCCGAACTTGTGAATGCATTTTGAAGGCGTAACGCTAACTCTTCATCTGTCTCTTCATTTGCTCCTAATCGCGTTATCCAATCAGGTTCATTTACTGCAGCAACAATACCCGGTAAAGCTTCAGGCAAAATATTGAAATATCCTGATGGAAGATTAAACGCAGCACCAGAATCTAAAGCCTCTACCGCCACTTTCCCCGTAATGCTTCCACCATTTAAAATGGTATTCACCATAACAATGACTTGATACACCACGCCTTCAATCGGTAATGTTTGAATTATTGAGCCTTTAGCTACAGTAATAACATCATCAATATTGGCTTTCGTTAAAGTAATAAAGCCTTGTGTTTTTACTGCCTCTTTTGGCGTGATATTTAACTCCCACGCCTTAAGCTCTAATGCCCAACGCGCGGCTGTGGCCACAAACATATTCGGCATAATATGTTGAGCTAATAACACCTGAATTAACCACACAGCCACTGTTACAACTGCAGCACGAACCCAGCTCCAAAAAGGTGACATATCAGAATCATTCGATACCTTACTACCTGCACCAATGACTTCTTTTTTTAACTCAACCTCTAAAGCTTCTTCAGTAACAGGAACACCCGACTCTTCAAGGATTGCTTCGAAATCGGCTTGTGGACGTTTACTCATACATTCACCTGTTCTGTACTTAATTGAATTTCATTAGTGGTACCAAATTCATATGTTTCTGCAGTTAAGGTTATTTCACCGGGTTTGATTTCTGTTGCTGTGGCACTGCCCGGAATAATGCGAATATCAGTTTCTGTCAGTTGCTCTATTTGAACTAGAACATCAGAACGAAGCGCAACATGGCGCTCGCCTTGCAACTCACGTAATAACCCTGATTCCATAATCAAATGCTTCACATCTTGGGCAATACTGTATAAGTCACTGCATTCTGTTGGTTGTTGGCCTGCGTCCATTTGCCAACCACCATCAATCACTTTGATATCGATGTATTGTTTATCCAACATTGAGTTCATCCCATTCCGCAAGTTGATCCGGCGTAATGCCATTTGGTGCTGTTATGTACACATCACCGTATTGACGGACATTACTTGCTTGCGCTTTGTTGTTAGTCGTTAAGTTTTGAATCATGGCTTTTGGTGGTGCTGTCATATTTTGTGGCTGTTTATATGGTGATACTTGCGTTAATTCTTCATTGGCCACTTTTGCGAACGTATTTTCAGGCGGTGTAAATGCACCTTGTTTAGTTGTTTCTGCTTGCTTCGCCACGTTCATTTCAGGTGTATCACTGGCATTCAAATCAATATCGACACCGGGGATCATATTAAGTAAATCAACTAACCCTTCGACAGCCCAAGCAATAACGCTAAACCAATTGGTATCAGCAAAAGAAGCTTTTAAGTCATCCCACCAATAAATTGCAGCAGCAACACCTGCGATTAATAGCCCAATACCAGCAACAATCCATGTCATAGGGTTAGCCCATAGTGCCGCATTGAATAACCAAGTAGCCGCTGTCATTGCTAACGTGCTAATTCGTAGCATCTTGAATACGCCATTCAAGGTTCCCATAGTTAGCGTCCAACCTGCAGACATCATCTGTCCAATACCCATTGCTAGAGATAACGCAGCAACAACCCCACCAAGCGAAATACCAGCAATAGCCACATAACCAAGAACTTCACCTAATATTGGAAATTCTTGCGTCCAGCCCGTAATAACCAGCATTCCATCAGCCATTGAACCAACAACTGCATTAATTGACGGTAAGATTGCACCAAATACAGCGGCACGAACAGCAAACCAAGAGGTTTGCAAGCGCTCCCATTGGTCAGTCATAGCGCCCGCCATTTCTTCGGCTTTACTCATGCCCTGAACTTGGCCTAAACTTTCAATGCTTTGAGCTAATCCATCGGTATCAGCCATCAACAATTTAATCATGCCCGTGGCTTCTTTGGTTCCAAATGCCTTGGCTAATTCGGCAGATTCAGCCACATCAATAGTTTCCCCATATCGACCTTTTAATTGGTCTAATATATTCACCATTGGTAATAGCTGACCTTGAGCATCTGTAAAGCTCATTCCTAATTCAGATTGAGCTTTCGCCACTCCACCAAGAAATGATCGGTATTTTGTCCCAGCTTCACTACCACTCATTGTGGCTTGCAATGTACCAAGGATCGCCATTTGCTCATTCATTCCCACACCAACGGATGTGGCTTCAGCACCAATACTAGTAAAGGCGCTGCTCATCTCATTACCTGTCGTTTTGAACATTTGCACAGCACTGGCTGTCATGCCTGATACTTGTTCAACCCACTCACCTTTACCCATTTCAGTGGCTTGGTTTTTAAAAATGCCATACATGGTGCCCATGTAATTAGTAATGGTTGAGGTATCTGCCTTTGTTGCTGCAGCTAACACACCAGAGGCTTTGGTAAACTGAGATAATTCATTGCCATCTAAACCTGCAATGGCCGATTGAATATCATAAGAAGCGTTCACAAAATCGGTTGCAGATTTACCATATTCAACAGAGAAATCTAAAGCGGTCGCTTGAAGCTGTTTAAGTGCTTCATCCGTTACCCCTAACGATTTAACTTCTCCAACTTTTCGATCCATTTCGATAGCTGGCATTAATGCACTCTGAATGGCTAATCCTGTTGCTACCAAACCTGCACCGCCACTAGCCATGTTCGTCATACCTTGACGACCAGCTTCAGCAGTGGTTTGCATTTGTTTGGTTATGCCTTGCAGCGGCTTAGTGACTTGATCAATAAGCGCTACTTGCATCAACAGTTTGTCCATATTCATGTATTAAATAGTTTTCCTATGGCATTCCTAATGGCTGCTTCTTGAAGCTCATATTGATGAGTATCCATCCACATGGCTCTTGCTAAGTTTTGTTCTGAATCATCTTCATTGGGTAAATAATGGCGGCGTAGAACAAGGGCTTGCTCATAACCATTGCTTTTAATCTGTCCTACGCGCTCGGTTAGTTTTTTAAGGTAACTTTGATGCCACCTTTAGCCGCTTTAGATACTTCAATAAACAGCTCCATAACTAAGCCGGGAACCGTATCAAGTAACTCTTTTAAGGCTTCTTTTTGTTCGCTTTTCACGGTGCGAGTTAAGAAGGTATAAGCAGGGGCAACTTTATTGTCTGCCATCATTTCATTGGTATAGTTGTTGTGATCATTCACGGTTGGTGTGAATTCAAAGTCTTGTTCGCCAATTGCAAGAATTACGGTTTTTGCTGATTTTTTCATGATGTATCTCTTTTATTTAAAATTTCATAAATACGGTTAAAGCCGATTTCAATCTGACGTTCTACACGTTCAATCGCATCTTTAACTTCATCTTTTGTCGCATAGTTTTCTGCTACGTGAGTTTTAAAATCTGATAAATCTTTCGTCACAGAAAAAAACTTAGCTATGAGTGCCCCAAGTAAAACAGTAAGTAATGAAAGCACTCCAACTAAAGCATTAGTCCAGCTTGCATCCATCGCTATTCCTTTTTAATAACTGGAACTTCTTTTAAACGCTTACCCTGTAATGACAGCAACACGTCATCTACTGTGTTTTGCATAACATCGTTTGTTGTGAGTGTTTTCAACTTCTCCAATCCCCACACCACCATGCGAGTAGCAAAACGTTCTACAATGACTTGCCATGTGATCTGTAAGAAGATGCCTTTCACAATATCCCACAAACTTTTACCGAAAATTCCCATTAGAAAATTCATAGTTAATCCTTCATTATTGTTAAACGAGCTGGCTTACCGCCCAATTCTTTCATTAGTGCTTTAAACGCTATGCCAGAACTTTTGACACTCCATTCACCACTAAGAAAACCAAAATCAACACCCGGCGCACCACAACCAACAAGCTGTGAAGGTTTATTAGCGATATGCCATAAACACGCATCACGGATACTTGGACCATAAACAGTTACACCTAAGAACTCAGATTCAAGGGCGTAGCATTCGCCATACTTCTCACTGGTATGAGGGACAAGATCATAATCCCCTTCAGGTACACACGATTTGAACGGTTCGTTGTTAGCCCAAACAGGTTCTACAAAACAACACACCTTGCTTCCATCTTGTCGAAACAAATAAGAGTAAGTACCGAAATCAAAATAACGACGCTTTAACGTGTAATACTTCATAGCAATCCTTTATCTGCAAGCTCTTGGCAATTCACGCAATATTGGCAACCTTTCACTGCTTCTTGTCGTGCTTTGGGAATAGCCTTTTCACATTCAATGCACTCTTCGGCACTCTTGATTTCCACTTTGTTTTTTTGCTTTGCCATGTGGTTGGCAAGTGCCACTTCCGTCTGTTTGGCTTCAAGCGCACTGGCTCTATCAAAATCATCCATCTACACCAATCCTCGCGTATCGTTTTTACTTAGATACGGAATATCATTGATTCGAACAAAGTGAGGACTGGTTACAAAACCTTTTAACTTACGAGTGCTTTTATCTGAACTATCAGGATCAACACTGAGTAAATCGGCTAAAAGTAACTTCACACCAAAGAGTTCAATCTTGTCTTCATCATCACCGTTGTTCGCATAAAACATCGAATCATGTGGCTTGATACCTCGAAAGCTTCCGGCTTTACGAGCTGCAGCCTGTACCTTTTTGAATTCACTTAAATCAAGTTCATACTCAACATCACACGTTGCTTTACCATCGGTATAACCATTAGTCACACCGCGAGTGGTTGCCACGGCTGATTCATCATTAATCGTCGCGGTTGCTGATTTCACATGAACCAGTTCCCCCAACAAAGACACATCAAAGCTACGGCCAGTAAATAAGGACATTGTTATTCTCCTAATCGTTTATTGATCATGATGCCCATCGTAATTTTCACCGGGCATTCATAAGGCGTAACCGCGAGTAATACTTCTAACTCTTCATCGTTTACCCAAGTGAGAGTGATGTCTTCACCCAATGGCGGCTTAATTTCACCGGGAAACTCAATATCTCCAATCTTGGTAACAATCGCCATTTCACGTAAATCTTGAGTGAAGTACAGCTTCGCATTTGCCATGCTGCCCGGTGTCGAATTCAATGAACGATCACCAATACGAGCAATGGCACGAACGCGAACTTTACGAGCGGCTTTCATTGCAACACGGATATAGCGGATGTCTTGAAAGTCACCTCCTGGCACATCGAGTGTTCGGCCTGTTGTCCAATACTGTCCCGGATAATCAGGGTAATACATAGGGACAGCGTAACGGTTTTGCTCTAAGGTTTTCAGGATTGCCAACTCTAGTGGCTTATCGTCTTTATCTCGGCCAAGCTCACTATCACCTAAATTACTGCCTGTTTTCACTCGTGCTGGAGTATCAGCAACCGACACTTCTTGATTTGCTAAACGGCCAGCATAAATACCAATCGTAGAATTTGCTTTATGAACTTGAGGAACAACCGTGATGTATTCGCTGGCCACCTCTTTTTGAATGTTTACTGTTGTTGCTAACCATTCGGCCCACGTTTTACCTGAGTCAGCCGTACTATCAATTTTTGGAGTAGTACAAATCATAAAGACTTCACGACCAAGTTTGTTTTTTAGCTCAGTACGCACTGCAATGGCTTCTTCTAAAAAGGCTTTATTTGTTGCAGGGATCGTTAATACGGTTGCTTCAAAGCTTGATGTTTCATTGGCTTTGTTAATGGCCACTTTCCAATCATCGCCCTCTTTTAAGATCATTACACCAGCGGTCCACGCTTGCTTTCCGTTTAACTGCGCCGCTTTCATTGTGGTTTTTAATTCAGCATCAGCATCGCTTAATGCATCGTCTAAATCTGTCGTTGCATCTACCATAATTAAATTACGGGTTGCACCTTCAGCAACGGTGCCATAACCCACAAATAAGAAATGGAATTCAACGCCCGGAATTGCACCACGCATCATGTTCAGAATATTGATAATGACGGTAGGAAATGCCATATCTACTTGCTCCTGTTTTTGTTCATTTCGCGCTTAACAATCATCGCTACCCTTTTAGGACTGATGCCAATTAATCGCCGCTCTGGTCTATCTATGTCCCACTGTCTTGCTGGGATTTTATTTTCTAAATCACTAATTACTTTTGCTGCTTCTGCCACCGTCATGTTCTGCATGATGAATTTAATCGTGGGCTTTTTTCCGCGTTTTTGTCTGCCTTGCTTTGGCAAACGAAACCCTAAATCTCTAAGCTCTTTGGCTTGTTCACGTGTTGCTGGATCTGTTTTCTTTGGCTCTTTGTTTTTCTTGGCTTGGTTAAAGCGTTGTTGTAATCCACTTTTCTCGGCTTCACCTGTATGGTGTGCAAGTGCCACCGTTCCTCGGCTTGATGGCCAACCAACAAATAACGTTCTATTGTTGTCTCTTTGAAAGTGCTTCAACTTCTTAGTGAAACCGCGAAGCATCTTACGACGACCTTTCTTTCTCGCTTTCCACTTTCGCCCTTCAGGATCACGTTGAGCACGAATGTTCTTTCTGGTTTCTTTAGTTATGTATTTGCCCAATACTTTCAAAATTCGAGAACGTGCTTTTTTATCTAACTTAATAAGCGCCAATTGCTCTTTAAGGCGTAGATAACTACGCTTATCCGCTTTGATTTCAAACACGAGTATTTACCTGAACTTTTTTTGCTACATACACATCGTATTCTTCAATCTTCCAGCGTTTACCTTTCCAGTAGATTTGCCCGTTAGGGTCTTCAGTTACTTTGATGGCTTCATCAAATTCAATACTGATTAGCACTTCAGCATTGCTTTCATCTTCAATAACGACTTCAATTTCAGGATCACCAAGCTCTCTAAACTGCTCACGCTCTTTGTCGTTATCCATCAACCATGCACCAACATTGCTAAATAACACTGCTGGGCTGTATTCTTTGAATGGAAACTTATCAAACAAGAATTCAGCTACGTATCGTTGATATAACAAATCATAACCTTGCCCTTGGAACTTAGGATTCAACATCAATTGAACACTGCCCATTTCGCAATCCATTCGCTTTGCTATCTTGTCGCCGACGACTTGTTTTAGAAACGCTTTCAAATCACGTAATTTGTAGCCTTCTTGGTACTGGTTCATATCAGCGTTACCGTAGAACGATTCAAGCCACACATATTGCGAATAATTCGCTGACTTTCTGCCAGTAATTCATTTTTTGTCTCTTCGCTTCGGTCTGCTAAATGGTCACCTTCTTTACGTTGATGAACCGTTGCAATGTCTGGTAATAAATCCGCTTTTGCTCTGGCATTGATTGCTGATTCATACTGAATAACCACTCGATTTCTATTACCTATTTTTGGAAAGGCAATAATGTCTTCTGCTTGGTTTATGCCTTCACTCATGTACTGAGTCTTCAGCATTTCCAATTGCAGATTTACCTCTGCAGTCGCATTAGCAATGGCCGTTGCAATTCGCTCTGGATCTTGCGCTGCTGGTAAACCTCGACGCTTTTCAAAATCACCGGCATTCAAGTTAGGCCAAAAGCCATCATTCTCGATCACGGTGTCTTGATAGTCTGCGCCTGATGAACCACTAAACATTGCACTTCCTTAACGTTTTAAAATAGATGCGCCTCTAGCCACTGAGTCGACGGAATAAACAAAGTAATCAATTACGTGTTCTTCCTCGTCAGCCGAGGCGCGGCGGCTTAGGAGCCTATAAGCGACCTTCTTTAATCGCTCGAATTCGTTGCTGCACTTTATCCATAATGGTTTTCACACCAACGTTGCCGTATTGCTTATCTGCTTCTTCTAAGTAATCAAAAGACTTTTGAAGTACTTGAATATCACCAACCGCAGTGGCCTTTGGTTCACCGTCTTTATCACGTAACAAATGTAACCCGGCGAACTTAAACCACTTAGCCGTTAGCTTTTCATTGATACGCCATTTCTCACGAACCTTATAAAACACATCAGAAAAATACGGTTCTACGCTATGGCCCTGCGAGCCCATTAACTCTGCCCACTTCAGAACTTCATCAGCACAGAACGTAGCGAAATCACGGTTAAAACGTTCTGGTGTATCTAGCTCTTGAGCAATGGCAATGTCACACCACTTAATCGCCGTTTCTAAATTTGATGTATCAAATAACCAGATAATCAATTGAGCAAATACCGGATTATCGTATTTCTCATCCGATTCTAAATACGCATCAACATACGGACGATATTTAGGGATTAACACATCACGCTTATGCTGAACTTTATCTTCAATGCGATTAAAGCCAGATAAGAAGCGTAAATCAGCATCAAGTTCTAACAGCTGAAGGTGTAAGCTTTTAGCAGTATCCATACCTGCAGAAACTACTGTCTGCTTTGGTGCTGACTTTGCCAATAAAGCTTTACGTTGCATTGCTAATGGACTCGCCATAATTATGCTCCTGCAGTACCGTCTGAAATGGTGACATCTTCAATCGCGGCGAACTTATCAAGATCACCAATCGCATAACCTTCCATACGAAGATAAGAGTTTTCAAACTGCTTACGGTCTTCTTCGTTTTTCGCTTTACGCCACTGAGTACCTTTCTGCGTTAAGATTTGCAGGTTCTTTAAGCTGGTAATCCACACTTGAGTTGGTTTAAAGAACGGCGGTGTATACACTTTCATTCCGGCAACCGTTGTTGCTAGTGATTGAGCGTGTTTGTTTTCACTTGGTGTATCTGCCGCATCTAATAAACGATGTTGCTCTGCAGCCACCAAATCAGAACCAATCAGCACTACTAAATCAGGGCTACCACGGTGAACTTCATGAATGGTCGTGTTTTTCAGATCATTCACTAAGCTATCAAGGGTTTTATATGAACCATCAGTTGTACCTGTTGCATCCAGAACCGCTGTTGGTAACACTTGAGCTGCTGCCTTTTCTTTGGCAATCGTTAACCAACCCTTGTTAACGTCTTCACCATTTGGATAAGTCGCTGGATCAGTTGTGTCTGAAATCTTGATACCGTGAAAACCAATACGCAGCATATCCAGTGCATAGTTTCGAGTAATCGCGGCGTTCATGTATTTAATGAACTCACCAGAACCGCCAGAATTAGCCCACTGCGTTAACGTAGCCCATTTGATTGCAGCACATGAATCAGTTTCAATTAATTCGTATGTGTTGCCATCCATACCAAGTGTCGAACGGAAACGACCATCTTTAACACGACCAGTTAGCAATGCGCCTGTACCTACATCGACCACTTGCCCTTTAATCTGATCAACAGACTGAACTGAAATCAGGTTTAAGAATGAATCAGAGTGAACAATTGCTTGGCGAAGCTTTGTTTCAATTATTGGTGAAATAGCAAATAGCTCTGCTGGGTTCACCCCTGCTACCACTGCAGCTTTCGCTACAGATTCACAGTATTTTTGCAAGAACGAACTTGCTTGAGCATTAAACATTAAATTGCCTCCACTGATGAAACGCCTTCATCTTTCGGCTCTTGGTTTGGCACTTCTTTTTTCAGTGCGTTGAACTGGTTTTCCATATCACCTTGCTTTGTTAACAATGAGTCTAGTTTTCCAGATAGTTGATTAAACTGTTCAGGCGTAATGCCTTCCTGTTCATCATTTTTTGTTGGATCAGTTTCTTCTACTGGCGGTACTGAGATTTTTTGTACTTGAGCAGAAAACTCCGTTTGCTTATTTTCAAGCTCGGTTTGTTTATCTTCAATTTTCTCTAGCTTGCCCATCATTTGGCTAAACTGCTCTGGGTTCATAGGTTCTTCATCCTCTTTTGGTTCAGAAGTTTGTGGCTTAATAGTTGGCAACTGCCCACCAGAAGAGAAGAAGTTAGCTAGAGTTGAAAGCGCACTAGCAATCAAGCTGTGATCTACTTTCGACACATCACTTAAATCTAACTCTTCTAATTGGCTGTATTCATGGCTGTTTTCTTCACCGTTTTTTTTAGAAAACTTGAGAAGTGTTGTACCTGTTGATGCCGGGGAATCAGTCACTGCCAAGCCCATCAAATAACAACGACCGCTACCGCAATAATCCGGATTAGGTTCAATAGACATAAACAGTTTCTGCCCATCAGCATTGGCATTTAATAAGTATTTATTTGGTGTTAGTTTGACTAATAAACGGTATTTACCTGAACGCTTTTCTGATTTAACTTCATCAACCGTTCCCCAGTTCTTACCTTCAAATTTATCCCATCGACTACGGGAATGCTCAGGCCAGATAAGCGCACCATATTCAGCCATTGAATATTGCTCTGCCATATCTTCAATCCACTGCTTTGTAATAGTGCGACCATCAATAGTGGCACCTTCTGTCGCAGCAATTTTCCAACCTGATTGTTTACTCATAATTACCTGTCAGTGATTCAAATGAATGTCGATTTGAGACAAGAATACGAGCTTGAGAGAGCTAAATCATGCACTTGTGTTCGGAGCAATTCGGATACAGCCCATATCCGAATTTATCCGAACATAAGTGAGTAAATTTAAGTATTTAGCTGCGTATTATTAGCTTTATGGCATATTCAAAAGAAATCAGAGACGCGGCGAAAAGCCTTTATATGCGTACTTGGACACCAAGCGAAATCGCTGCAGAACTAAATCTTAATAGTGACCGTATCATTTACTATTGGGCTGATAAGTTTGGCTGGCGTGATTCATTACGCGAAAATTCTGTTGAAGAATCTATCACTCGTCGAGTGGAAACTCTGTTAGAACTTCCAGAGAAAACAGACCAACAATTGAAGGAATTAACCAAGCTAATTGAGCACCACGTTAAACTAAAGAAACAACGTGCAGAATTAGAGCTTAAAGCGCATAACTATCAAGAAGAAAGCACTTCTGATACGCAAGCGCCACGTAATAAAAAACAACGTAATAAATCGACATCAGAGAAGAAGAATAAATCTAAATCAGCCAAGAATGATATTTCAGGATTAACGGAAGAAAACTTTAAAGAGTGGCATAACTCGCTGTTTAAATATCAGTTAACTATGCGTGATAACTTACATCAGCGTATTCGTAATATTCTTAAATCACGTCAGATTGGTGCAACCTATTACTTTGCAGGTGAAGCGTTAGAAGATGCGATTTTAACAGGTGATAACCAGATATTTTTATCCGCCTCTCGCGCTCAAGCTGAAGTGTTCCGTAGCTACATCATTGCATTGGCCAAAGAGTTTTTAGACATAGAGCTAACTGGTAACCCAATCGTTCTATCTAATGGTGCAGAACTTAGGTTCTTATCAACCAATAGTAAAACGGCGCAAAGTTATCATGGCCATGTTTATATTGATGAGTACTTTTGGATCCCTAAGTTTGATGAGCTTAATAAACTAGCTTCAGCAATGGCGACTCATACTAAATGGCGTAAAACCTATTTCTCAACGCCATCAAGTAAAGTTCATGCCGCTTACCCCTTCTGGACTGGTGATTCATGGAAGAAAGGACGCAGTAGCCGTGAAAGCCTAGAGTTTCCAACCTTCAAGCAAATGCAGAAAGGGATTCATTGTCCTGATAAGCAGTGGCGTTACATTGTCACGATAGAAGATGCCGTGAATGGTGGTTGTGCTTTATTCGATATTGATGAGCTACGAGATGAATACAGTAAGGTTGATTTCGATAACCTATTCATGTGTGTTTTCGTTGATGATTCACATTCCGTATTCAAGTTTACCGATCTTGAAAAGTGCATGATTGATATTAGTCGCTGGCGTGATTTCAAACCTAATACCACCTCACCTTTTGGACGGCGTGAAGTGTGGCTTGGTTATGACCCATCACGAACCAGAGACAATGCTTGTTTGGTTGCTATTGCTCCGCCAATTGTGGCACCTGAACAATTCAGAGTACTTGAAAAGCACTATTGGAAAGGTTTGAACTTCCAGCATCACGTAGCAAGGATTGAAGAAGTCTATAACCGCTATAACGTGAGTTACATCGGAGTTGATACCACCGGTATTGGTGGCGGTGTTTGGGATTTGATTCACGCTAAATATCCACGCGAAGCCGTAGCGATTCATTACAGCAATGAAAACAAAAACCGCTTAGTTCTAAAAATGATTGATGTGATTGAAAGTGGCCGACTCGCTTTTGATGCAGAGCATAAAGACATAGCAATGGCATTCATGGCAATTAAGCGAACCAGTACCAACAGCGGCAACATGATGACATTCAAAGCTGAACGAAGTGAAACCACAGGCCACGCCGATGCATTTTGGGCTATTTCACACGCCATCATTAATGAACCTCTTGATCACCAACAACAACGAAAATCAACTTGGCAGACTTGCGCATGACAGACAAACAAGTAATCGAAGAAACACCGAATGAAAGCTTAATCTTTAGTTTTGGCCAGCCTGAAATTATGGATACTGGATTCAATAACTATGAATACAGCGAGCTTTATTACAATGACACCGAAGATTATTGGGAACCACCGCTAGACCGAGCTGGCTTAAACAAGCTTACTCGAGCAAATGCATATCATGGTTCTATTTTGATGGCTCGTCGTAATATGATTTCTGGTCGTTTCAAAAAAGGCGGAATGCAAAAACAGCAAGTTCACGCTGCAGTGCATGACTTCTTAGAGTTTGGTGATACAGCCATTCTCAAGATTCGTGATCACTTTGGTCGTGTTGTTCGTCTTCACCCACTCCCTACCATGCATTTACGCAAGAATAAAAAAGGGGATTACTGGTTATTAGGCCGTGATGATAAGAAGCAGCTCTTTAAACAAGAAGATGTAATTTTTATTAAGCAATACGACCCTGCACAGCAAGTTTATGGATCACCAGATTATCTTGGTTGTGTTCAGTCTGCCCTTTTAAACAGTGATGCTACAACGTTCCGCCGTCGATACTACAAGAACGGCTTACACATGGGGTTTATCTTTTATGCTACTGACCCAAGCTTAAGCAAAGAAGATGAAAGCGATTTAAAAGAAAAGATGGCTTCAAGCCGTGGTGTTGGTAATTTTCGTTCTATGTTCATCAATATTCCAAACGGAAAGGAAAAAGGCATTCAGCTCATTCCTGTTGGGGATATTGCGACCAAAGATGAATTCGAGAAGATAAAAAACGTAACCGCCCAGGAGGTATTAACTGGTCACCGTTTCCCTGTTGAGCTGGCCGCTATCATTCCAAACGGTGGGACTCGTGGCGACCCAATCAAATTTAATCAGGTGTATACACAAAATGAAGTTATCCCAGCTTGTGAAATGTTTATGGATGCAGTGAACAACGATAAGGAAGTGCCGAAAAGCTTACAATTTGAGTTTAATTTGTTGAATGGCGAACTTCAGTAATAACATTTTTTAACTACAGATTTTTTCAGTTTTACTTTTTGAGCTAAAGCCTTGCTGTATAAGGCTTTAGAGCCAATTATGAGATCATTTAAAAATCACACAAGATCTTTTAAATCATGACATAAAACACAACAAACCAGTTATTTTCAAAGAGTTAACAAAACCAAGCAGATCATTAAGAGATCTTTATTACTGAAATAACGTGAAAATAATTTCAATTTTTCAGTTTTGAAATCCCACAGAATTAACTATTTCTTTGTCCTTCACATACGCTGAGAGCCCAATAAAAAAGGGCTCTCGCGCTAATTACCACCCTACTCACCAGCCCCAAAAATGAAGAACTTAAAACTGCAAAAAAAGTGATCACTTTTACGTCGCAGGTGGGTAGGAGGAGTGCGATTTACGTGAGATGCATACTCTCTTATTAGCCTCCAATAAGAGCGGGTGGGTTTAATAACCAAACGATCACAAATACAGCAATAGCACCACTTGCCTTTATAGAAGTTTTCTTAAATCGAGATTCTACATTTAATAACCCAGGAATTATCGCAGCAATTGCGGATAGTGATACAGAAAATAACCCCCTAAAGATAAAAAACTGTTCTTCTGTTGGATTAGGGATGAAAATAACAGCCATAAGTATTAGCAAAGCAAATAGTAAACCTACGGCTAAACCTGCTATTAACTGCCATTTTGGAACTTTATTCAAATCATTTGCTCCTGCATATTCAAAACCTGTTATTGGCAATGAGTTTCTTTTAAATTCACATTCTAATTCTTTCCATGATACGTTTGAAAGATACTCTTTTGTCATCCTTTGCATATTGGCATACGCATTTCTATTTGGATTTTCCAATGCACCATTAAGTACATTTGAATAGCTTCGTAGAAATTTTACATGAACAACAAAAACACATAAAATACTATGGCAGGTTTCCGCAAAACCTGTAACCCATTTTCCATTTGCATGCGCTCCCAACAAGCCACTATTACCAACAAAATGTTCAACAAAATTGAAATATAATGTTCCTAATTTCTGGCAGGTTAGTAGCTCACTAATCGATGGGTCTTCACCTTTCTCGTTTATACGTAAAATAATCGGAGTAAGGTAATCCATATAATCCTGCTTTAATTTTTGAATCTCAGTTTCAGCAGAAACTACGGACTGCTCATTAGTCATCACTTGATGTCACTTTAGTCGCTAATACTAGCAATGTGGTTAAATCTGAATTATCAATACCCTCCAAACATAAAGCTTCATACTCTCCAACGACACTTAATACAATTGCACCAATATTAGCTTTATTTGGTACACCATTAAATGCACGAAGACGTTTCGCTATTTCTTCTAATTCAATTTGTGAAGGAGACCAAGTACGAATCAATAATGCAGACTCAAGCTCTTTTTTTAATATATCTAAATTCATAACATTTACCTATTTCTTAGTTGCTAATTGTAATAATGTAATAATGTCTGATGTATCTGAGCCTTTATAAATATAGCTACCGGCATCTGGGCAATACCTTTTAATAACATCAGCCCAATCTTTTTCAGTTGGAGTTATTCCTTTTCTAACTAACTCCTGTATATCATGTTTTATTAGTTCTACTTGACTAACATTTGGTTCATTAAAAGCTGTTCCAAATTTTAACTTCAATTCATGTCCTAAATCTTTATCATTTGCATTCATAATGCTTTCCTTGTAAAACGCCTCAAAAATAGTGTATATGCCTTCATCTAAATTAATGTATATTTATCACATAAACGTGATACGAATCAATAAACTTAAACTACTGATAATAAAGTAAATTAATCAAGAATGAACGCTAGTGTTAATATATAGTGATTTGATTTATAATCAACCAACCAGTATCAAATGGATGTTTTTATGCGAGTATTCTGCCCTGAATGCGGCAACAAAAGCCGCATTCAAAAGACCAATCGAATTTCAGAGAGTTATTCAGATTTATATTGCAGTTGTAGTGACCCCGAGTGTGGCCATACTTATGTAATGAATTTGAGTTTCAGCCATACTTTAAGCCCTTCAGCAAAAACGACTTCTCAAATGGCCATTGAATTAGTGAGAGGTTTAGCGCCAGAACAGCGCAAAGAATTGCAATTAGAACTTTCTATCTTATAAAAAAGAAGCCCTCAACTAGAGGGCCATTTTTTGTGATTCGGCTTCATCAGCCATTTGGATAATCATCCGTAGAGCATCCATCTTTTCAGGCTTCAACTCTTCTTTTTGGTCAGCAACGACTAATCCTACTAGATACATAGCAATGTCACTTTTGCTTTCACCATGAGTACTGAGCGCAGTACCCTCTAAAATAAATTCCATTGCTTCTAGGTATAATTCTTTATTATTCATAGCATTGCCGCGCCTTAACCATTTGACCTGTATAAGAATACAGTATTTTACTGTATAAATAAACAGTGGCTTCTACAGTGTGATTTACACCCCAATTTTACGTAAAGCCGCGAACATAGCTGTTGCTGCATTTTTACGCTCTAATGTCGTTTCTTCATGACTCGCTAAATTCTTCAGAAGAACTATTCTTTCATGTTCGTTCAAGCCTATTTCTTCTAAGTGACCTTTCATTATGATCATCGCTTCAAATACTTTCTTTTCATTTACAGGATCAATTGCAGACATACATATTCCTTAGATTAATGGCCACTCATCATCACCAAATTCATATTCGGGGAAGATTGAGAGGTTTGGTTGTTGGTATTCGTCAGTTTTTGACTCGTTTGGTGGCTCTGGCCAACCTTTAAAATCAAGCCATCGTAAATCTTCCGGCTCTTTTTCTATTTCCATCAGTTCTGGTGGGCGAACGTTACCTTCTTCATCTACATAACCTGAACGTATTTTCACTTTACGACCATCATCTAGGTTCAAAGAACTGCCTTTCATAAATGCGTTAAGTGCATGTTCATCAAGGGATTCAGGCTTTTTACCTAAAGGCGTTAGTATTTTAGATAGCTTATCGCTCACCTGTCCTTTTTGATCCTTTTCGGGATCGTCCGTACAGTTATTGACAGAACTCCAAGGAGCAGCTGCGCTGCTATCAAGAGCAAGAGCCTCCGCTTCAGGTTCATCGAATTTCTTAGCCTTGTTTTGAATCGTCCACGTTCTTACGCGAGTTTTAATAAACTCACCAGCTGCAAGTATTCCTTCCACCTTACGGATGGTTTCAGAGTAACGAGAAGAAAATGGTAACTCTTCATAAGCATTACGAACAATCAAAGCCGCACGTTTAACAAATGGGCCACCCTGCCCCATGATGTAACCTTGCCAATTACCTTCATCAGCAGATCGCATGGTTTTAATCACGCTTCCGTTTGGATGAGTAACCGTTGGCTGATAAGCATCACCTAAACGTTTCATCAGGTCAGGTTTAGTAAATGCGGTATCTGGTTGTTGTGGGCCTACTTGGGTAAACACCATCGAGCGATAAACAGTTAATAACTGTGAACGTTCTTGAGAATGTAAGAAATCCATATAAGAGGCTTTATCAAGATTGGCTAAACGGCGTAATTCACGATAAGTGGTAACCGGTGCGCCACCAATAAATTGAAATTGACGAATGTTCCAGCGGCTTTTCCAAGCACTGACATTTTTGGCCATGTCTTTAATTGGCTTATCAGTTTCATCTGAAACCGCATCATCCATAGCATAGCCATCAATATTTTTAGAAATGTATTTGGCAATGTAACCAGTAGCAGAGCCCTGTTCAGGGTCTATGTCCTTCACATCACAACGCGCAGAGTGATCAAACTCGCCGCTTTTCATTAATTCTTGTTTGTCTTCTTTTGTCGCGTAATCGATGAAGATACGAATAATCTCAGCTTTATCTTCAGGCTTACACCAAAGAAGTAAGTGCCAGTGCGGTGTTCCATCATGATGTGGTTCAGCAACACGAATTCCAAACCAACGAAATTCATCACGCCCTAACTTAGCGCGAATACGTGACCAAACCCCATTCAAGTAGATTTGAGCATCACGAGGACTTGCACCACTCCAATGAGGAATGAATCCACCTCGTTGGTAACTGTTGTGATATTTACCCGGAGTCGTTAACGTTAAGAACAAACCACAAAGCCCCATTTCATCTGCGATATTTTCACAGCCTCTGGTTCTTGTCATAAGTTCATGACGACGAATAGCCGGATTCGACACGCTTTTTAAAACCATGTCTTTTAATTCACATTCTTCTTGAGTTTCTTCATCGATGAGGATTTTGTTTTGAATTGCATCCCAATTGCGCTTTTGCTGTTCTTGGTGCTCACGAACACAATCATACGAGCAATAAGCCGAAGCACGTTTTGATACCTGCCCCATAGCAATGGCCAAATGCTCACGCATGATTTTACGCGCTTTCACTAAGCGACCACGCCACCATTTTTCATCCTGCATTCTGAAAATATCGCTGTAGACATCTTCTGCAGTAAGAACTTTCTTTTTCTTATGAGGCGCAACAATGCCAAAGCTATAAGTTAATGTAGCTAAACCCTCAAATACTTTAATAATACCGGCATCAATTTCTTTATCTGTTTCACCGTTATACTCAATACTTAACTGAGTGAAGCGGTCTTGTATGATCTTAGATATTTTAAACGCCATATCTTTTAGCTCGTCCAACTCAAGCTCTGCAAGTAAACGGGACTTTGGCTTTTTAGGCTTAACAACTTCAAGGTTAAATTGAAGCTGGCCAATGCTTGGAGCTTCGTCTTCATCAAAATCGAATTGATCAATGTCTTCACTCATCAATTTAATCTTGTTGTATGTTGGTAGGTGGCGGTAACGATAAAGCACAACACTTACACGGCGCTGCAGTTCATCACCCATCTTTTCTGTTAAGAACTTAGCCGCTTTTGCACGACCCTCTTTTTTGAAAATTGAGATATAACGATCAGCAAAGTACCTTGCTAAATAGTTAGGTAAGCCAGAAAAGAACTGCTTGCGCCATTCGTGATTTACTCTATCTACTAGATAAAGCTTACGCTCAACAATCGACATATCATCAGGTTCTTTGTTCTTAACTGATGTGTCAGGTAACAGCGTTAGAATCTCTTTTGGCTTTTGAGGGAATACGCACAAACCACCAAAGCTTAAACAAGCTTTAGTGGCTGCACGTTGTTCTTGAGGTGTAAAAGTAAGCTTTTTAGACACTAGCATTCATCCATGAAATCATCAGGATTTGCAGTAACTTTAAGTTGGATTTGAAATGATTTATTACCGACTAGAACAGTCCCTAATAAAACTTCATTGTCCTCATGATCGCCTTCAATGATTTCAACAAATAGCCCATCGATATAATCTGCAGCTTGAGCGGCAATTTTGATATGTTCACTCATAACTCTGCAAACTCCTGTGTATCACAAACCATGTAACCACCAGTGTTATTACCTCTAACAATTACGCCCCTAGTAACATGTCTACATCTCAAATCTTCACAAGCGTTATCAATGGCCAGTTCTTTTGATTCAAACTCACCAAGCTCTTTCATTTTTACTTCTTGAGTTTCATCATCACGAACCACACCACCGCCGCTATTAAGGAAAACAGCCATAAACATCATGCCGCCACCTCTGCGTTGTCTTTTGCTTGAATGATTAGTTCAGCTAACTTACTTTCCATATCAATGGCTCTTTCAAGTGCCGTTGGCCAATCAACATAAACATGTTCATGTAATAACACTTTCCCTTTTTCACTCCCTTCCCAGACAATTACATTAAAACCACTTATTGAAGAACTAGCATTAAACGAAACAACCAGTGATTCTGGAGCTTCCAAAGTCATGGCTACCATTGAATTAACTACTGTTTGAATATCTCTTTCATTTGATTCACTCATTTCATTGCTCCTGTGCAATAAACAAAATTTAGGTACAAAAAAAGCCCCCTGTTACAGGGGCAAAGGTTGGCTAGGTATTAATTAGGCTTGGAAATGGCTTGGTCTTAACTTGTTTACATCACCTACTTTGGTATCAAAGCGTTTAGTGATGCCTTTTAATTCAATCATGCCACGACGGACCTTTTGTAATTCAATATCGTTAAAGTCTTCAAAACTACGGTGGCAATCGGCAACGGGTAATCCGCCAGCAATACAAATCATTCCACGGGCGCGAACAGTCAAAGAGTTAAACGCTATTTTGATTTGGTTTCGTTTATGCCCTTTAGAGAAAAGAGCCTTACACGTATTAATGCTTTCTTGTGCTGATGGAACAGGATTTGATACTTGTGCTAATTGAGACATGATTTGTTCCTCACGATAAACCCGGTATTGGTGCGCCGTTTACAACGAAATCTAAACTCATAGATAAAAACGGTGATAAGCCGGATGTTTTGTTTTCAAGATCATTCATTAGCAACACCAAGTTACTAACGCTTTTGTGTGCTTTGTCTAACAGCTCATTACGCTTAGAACGTGGTAAACGAATTTCGCCACCGTTCCCTAATGCAAGGCGAGATAAATCACCGGCATGAACACTATTTTCTAAAGCTCGTTTAATTAAGGTTTCTTGGTTTGCATTTGGATCGACTTTTGCGCCAACCATATTGAGACTAAGCAAAACACTATTAATGATGCAGTAATTGCCGCTTGCTTCCGTAATCGCGGTTAAATCCCCTACTGTTAACTTATGCGGTTGTTCAGGGTTTAACTTATTGCGTAGCATTGTTGGGTTTATTCCACATTGCTTTGCTACTTGTTCCATGTTTTCTGAATCTGCAAATGCGTAACATGCATTGTCAAAAGCATTTTGTTTAGGCTCACGTAAATCGCACATTGAGCTATTCCTCTATCTGTCCGATACTCAAATGACAAAACCAAGGGAAACCAGAACTACAATTGCAACAATGATTTCCAATACTGTTGGTTCGTTTTGGTTTGATTGGTTAGCCATAGCGTTAACCCAAGTAGCTAAGAGCTTCACGAGTAGCAAGCTCTTGCATTGCAATTACGTTTACTAATGGGGTTTCTTTAGGTAAGGCTTTCTTTTTAAGGATCAATTTACCTTGTGCAGCCCAATCTTTAAGAGTGCGTTTCGGCATACCTGAGTGACGAGAATATTCATCTAACGTCATAAATGGAGCAGGAATAACTATTTGAAATGACAACATGGTGGTATCCTTGTTCGTTATGTGTATGTTTATATTCGCACTTGATTGCACTCCCTCGTAAGAATCAATCAAGTGACAATGATAATAGGCGATCAAATGACAAAGAGTCAAGATAAAATTAGACCGTTTGACTATTTAGGCGGGAAAGATTTCACACAAAAACTTCTTCAAGTGCTGGAATTAGAGCGTTTCAATCAGTTATCTGATGTGATCGACATAGGCCAAGGAACGTTTTCTACTTGGCATACTCGTCAAATGACCCCTTTTGAAGTTGCTGTTCGAGTTCATTTAGCAAAAGGCGTTTCACTACGATGGCTATTGCTAGATGAAGGCGAACCATATGAAAACAGCAGCCAAACACACATATCAAAAAAACAAGAATCTAAACGAATCTTTGATATTGATTGCTTTGACATATCTAAAGGCTGCCTTACGCCATTAAAAACATTGTCATTTGATAAAGTTTTACTAGATGAGATTGGTGTATTGAATGTAATGGCAGTCAAAACAAACAATTCAATCTATTTGGTAGATAAAGAAAACCGCCAAGCGATTAACGGAAAGTACTTAATTGATATTGATGGCGTTCTATCGCTCAATGAGTTGCAACGTCTACCGGGTAAGAAGTTAGCGATCAGTTTTAATGGCTCAACTATCAATGTTGAAGAAGATGATATTAAAGTAATTGGTCGTGTGGCTATGGTGATGGGGAAAGAATAGTGAAAGCTAAATTCACCTACCCTGATTATTTAAATAGTCGAGATGTCGTAGAAGATGATATTAAGGTGATTAGCCGAGTGGCCATCGGGCAATGAAACAAAAAGAGCTATTTAAAAACTTATTATTTGGAAGTTCCACCTGTTACGTTTAAAAGATGGGGTTCAAATAGTATTGGAAATGGTGTAACTTTCTATCTTAACGAGTATCGAAAGTTACACTCTAAGCCAATAGCTTATAAATTCAATAAAAAAGACTTATAACGAAGTCTCTCTAATTATCATAAATGATCACCAAGATGGGCTATTAGTATTTTATTTATTTTATTTTCTTCATTATAAAAACCAAAATACATACGATTATCTTTATGATACTTACCAGTTTTATACTGATTATCAATATATTCTAATTTACAGTGAAATTCACAATTATATGTTTTTTCAATGCCATCTATCTCAAATTTAAAATCTAATTTATCTTCACCTTTCCTATTTTTTTTACCTCCACCTTCTTCACAAGTAGTAAATTTAATCTTTGAGTTTAAGCGGCTAACATCACCTTTTACATCGCCATCTGAAGGTATAAAACAATTCATGACATCAAACATTTCAAGAATACCATGAAGAAAACTTTCACACCCTCCTGTTATATTTTTGATATCATTATAATCAGTATGAAATATTAAATTTCGATAAATCCCCTCAAAAGCATCAGCGTAACCTTTTTCATCATAAGTATTAGATTGGAGGGTATGTTTAGCAAAAATCATGATATCAGATTCAGTTTTAACATTTCGAACTGAGTAATTGATATTTATATTAGTAGCAAGTTCTCCATATAAAGACAACCAACAATTATCATATTCTGGAGTTGTTCCATTAATTAAATCAATAACATCAGGAGAAGTAACATCTCGAACTTTTGCCTTTGACATATTCCCATCATAGATTAATGATGATAATAAGCCTGATTCCGGAATTGCATTATCTCCATACAATTTCTCTATAGTATTATCATAAAAATCTGAGGTTTTTGAGAACTTAATAAACAATTCAGAATCCAACCTCCCAATCAGTGCTGTAGATTCAGCTAAAGATTCAAAAAGCTTTTCCACTGGCGAATCAAAATCAAAACTATCAGAACTAAAAAATATATCAACTTTCATGTCAACTTCCTTTTCCCGGAAATTCGGTTTTACCCGTCATAATAGTAAACATATCTTGAGCTTGTTGATCGAAAAAACCTTCCGGCCAACTAGACAATTTACCATCATTTCCTAACTCAATTTTTTCAGCATGACTCTGAGACTCTCCTTTTGAAACATAATAAAGAGTAAATATTGAAGGGTTATATGCTTCTTCTGTTCTTGCTATCACACGCATACCATTTAATAAATGGTCACTATGCGTTTCTATAACAACTTGAACACCCGACATAGCAGTCAAAGCAATCAATCGACCAAGATAACTCTGACCTCTAGGATGAAGGTGAGCTTCTGGATTTTCAATAATAACTAAACCGCCAGGTTTAGTTATTAGTAGAGCGGTGACAATACTTAAAGCATAACTAACACCAAAGCCTACATTTAAAGGCTTAATATTTGAATGTCCATTTTGATTAAATGAATTAACAGCAACAGAAGCTTCAGCAAATATTCTAGGTGATATTGTGATACCGGGACTAATTTCATCCATCCATGCATTAATATTTTTAATTAAATTATAAGTAGTCAGCTTATGGTGTTTTCTAATATCAGAAGTTTTATCTATTCGCTCAAATTGACCTATATTAATCCTAGTAAGGATCTCAGAATTAGCTAGTAATTCAGCAGTAAATTCACCTTTAGAACCTAGCCAATGCTTATGAAACAAATAGCTTTGTGATAAGTCATAATTATTTTTCGGCCCATATCTTTCAGCCTGTAAATATTGAAAATTAGTAAGTAAGTCATCGACTAATGATTTTGTTTCATTATTAAGGCAACCAGAAACATTTAATTGATTATTAGACTTTTTATTTTGAATTTCTAAATCGTCATAACCCCAACTAATGATATTGTCATTAATATTCAACTCGATCGCCAATCGGTCTTCATCACTTGGATTTTTTAGATTTTTATTATGAATATCATTTAAAAAGCCAACCTCAACAAGCTCACCATTAAGCGTTGCTGTAGTTTCAAATTTAGATTGGAGAGGTATTGATAGAGCCTGAATCGCAGTACTCTTCCCTACTGAATTACTTCCACAAAAAACAGTTAAATTAGATAAATCAAACTGTTCATTCTGATAACATTTAAAGTTTATAAGTTTAATAGATTTTATCATTGGCATTATATTAGCTCCTTTAATGGCTTTAATTGAATCTCAACGCCTACACTTTTTCTCAATATCTCTTTAAATGCCTCAAAACGGTATCTAACAGTCACAGTTTTACCTGTAGAAGTAGATAAAGCGTAAGAAAAGCCTCTGTTATTACTCAAATATATGTCCGACTGCCACGTGGCCAATCTTTCATTATCTTCATGAATCGCACTATATAGCATGTTAATTAATTCATTTGAGTTTTCACGAATTTTATTTTTTTGCTGTTCATCTAAATACGAAAAACAACAAATAATCAATTCAAATAACGGTTTGCTTATTGGAGAGTTTCTAGTTTCTTCTTTTTTGAAATTATATTCACCAAATATTTCGCTAGAGAAATCAAATGCACTTTTAACCATCCCCCAAAGTTTTATAAATAAATAATCTGAATCATTATTTATAACAGACTCACCGACATCAATATCATCTTTATTGATAAATGATAGTTTCTTAGCGTTTAAATAATTCATAGTTTCAGATAAGTAAGAGTCATAACTATTATCGAATGTTTTATACCCAAAACAAATAAATGAAACAGCTGATAGACATAACTCCATATCTTTCTGACGATCAGGCTTAACCTTATAATTTGTAGCAGTCTTAAACTCTTTACTTCCTGCTAAAAATCTTAAAAAACCGACACTAGTACCTTGATGTAACGCAGACCTAATCTCTTGGGAACTAAGCCTTACTCCATAAGTATTTATCCGATGGAATAACTCAACTATAATGTTATCTTTATCAGATTCAATATCAATTAAATTAGCGGTAATTTGATATTCTCTGATTTTCCTTTGTAATGGTCTTGCTACAGTTTTAAACGACAGTCCATTATATTCAGGAAGAACATCTAAACCAGTAAGTTCAAATTCACCAGACATGAAATCGAATACACTAGTTATTCGTTGAAGCCCATCAACAACAACCCAATCCCCATTAGTTTTTTCACCAAAATAAAATACGGGTATAGGCAAATCCATCAAAATAGATTCGATCAATTTTGATTTTTGAGCTATAGACCATATTCTATCCTTTCTTTGGAAATCAGGTTGTAATTCAATTTCATTAAAATTTAATCTATCAAAAATTAAAGATAACACAGGTGTTGTTTGTCTAATCCTTGCTTTACCTGTTGGCACTACAACTATTTCGTCATTGTCAGTTTGGACATCTTTAATTGGCTGAATTTCATTACCAATTCCGGTACTAGCTTCATCATCCAACATATCAATAAATGGTAGGCTTAAAGTATTGTTTTTTTCTACATGATTATCCAATTCAACATCATTAAATACACTTTCGTCATCAATAGTAACAACTGCATTTTTAATTAATTCAATTTGTTCCTTTAATACATTTAAAGCTAATTCAGTTTCCTTCACTAACAAATCACCAGGATATTTCTTTATCATTGTATCTAATGAATTAGAAAGAGTGCTATGTATCAACTTTGTTTTATTCACTAAAGCGGAATTACTTAATTCAAAATAATTATCAATTTTTTGTCTAATAATTCTAAATTCAGAACCCTGTAGCTCCTTTAGTGTTGCTGCATCATGTACATTTTTACTACGTAAAAGAATGTGCTTTTTCTTTTTATACTTAAAATGTTGAATATAAGGTAAATTTGCAAAAACAGTTTCAGGTTGATTGCGGCTACTTCCGCTCCCATAAAGCGCTTGATCTACATTACTAAAACCTTTTCGTGATAACTCAACCCAAATATCTCTAAGTTCATTAAAGGAACGAGAGGTTCCTTTAGAGTTTTCTGAAGTAGATATAAAATATTTTTCAGCCTCTTTATCTATATGAGAAAGATAAATAGGAGGTGTTTTCGGGTTGATTGATTGTAGTTCTTTTCCAACTAACAATTGCTCAATGTCATCAATAACGTCATTAAAATGCATTTTCAAAACCATACAATACCAACAATAATTACATACAGTTTAACACAACATATACTGAATGTTCTATAACGTCTTCTATCGTAAGCTTTTGAAATAAAAGTTAAGAAATGGAGTAAAAACTACTCCATTATAATTTAAATTGAGGAAAGATAACTCTTGATTGTTTCAGCTAAACCTTTAGCAGCTAAGAAAGGAACACCGTTTCCTATTGTTTTAAACATATCAGAAAGTGTCATTGTCGGTGAAAATGCAAAATCTTTAGGCAACGATTGAACAGCTAATGCTTCCGCAGCACTTAATCTACGTGATTTATATGGATGTAAATGAACTTCATTATTACCATAAGCCGCTGTAGGTGAATACCTCCACCTATGAAGCCTTTTAAATGACTTCTTACTATCATCACCCTCTAGAATTGTTTGAAACTTTGGCAATGCTTGACGTGGTATAAAATGATGCTTTGCATTTGGGTGGTTATAAACATCATTTTTTACAAACCAGTGTTCTACTGTTAACTCACTAAAGCTTTCTAAATCTGGGGGGCATGTCTTGATTGAATCTTCAATGTAGTCTTCTTGAGTTGGCCACATGCTCTTATTTAATACAATAGCCTTATCAAAACTTATATTTCCTTCCCAATCGAATCGAGTTTCTAATTCAGAAGATGTAATGTCACCGGAACGAGATTTATGAATGCCAAAAAGCAAAATACGATCACGATCCTGAGGAACCCCATATTCAAGACAGTTCGTCAGGCGGTCAGTAAGAATATAACCTTCTTTTTCCAAACGTTCTTTCATCGCATCATAGAAAGCTCGATGTTTTACCGTTCTCCAAAGGCCTTTAACATTTTCAAATAAAAAGAAATCAGGCTTGTTTTCAATGATAGCATCAATATAAACACGACTAAGTTTACCGTTCTCACCTTCTGAGCCTTTATTTTTACCAGCAACAGAGAAATCAGGACAAGGTGGTCCACCAATGAAACCAACCAATGAATCTGCTTTTGCATTTTCAACTAATTGACCTAATTCTTCAGCTTGTTCACCTGTAACAAAATCTTCAATACTACCTAAATAATGTCCGTACTTAGGTACAGGTAACTTCATTACTTTTCTTGAATACTTATAAGCTTCCAAAAATGGTTTATGGTATTCATTAACAAAACGCACGTCGAACCCTGACTTCTCAAAGCCAAGGTCTAGGAAGCCACTTCCAGAAAAAAATGAAAATATAATTGGTTCTTTTTGAACAGACACTAGTTCGCCTTTCAGTAATAGTTAAATATTTGGCAATTTTTACCAAGCCGAAGATAGTACATGAAACTAACCTCTTCTAACACTTGATTATACCTCATACATAAAATTTAGAGTCTGTTTGCTCTATATTAGAACAAACATTGACTCCAAACGTTTAGCTTTGTTTAAGTTCATCATAACCAAACATTGTGTTCGAACATACATTGTGACACTGTATATAAAAACAGTATAAAGGTATTTTCATGGCTATCCGCAACTTAAAAGACAATTCAAAGAAACCTTGGTTATGCGAGTGCTACCCTACTGGCCGCGAAGGTAAGCGTATTCGTAAATGTTTTGCTACTAAAGGCGAAGCAAATACCTTTGAGCAATACACTATGAAAGAGATTGATGATAAGCCTTGGCTTGGTGATAAACCTGAGTATCGTCGTTTATCTGCTCTTATTGAAATCTGGTTTACTATGTACGGTACAAACCTATCAAACGGCCAAGTTATCTATCAAAAGTTTGAGCACATGATTAAATCTATGGGTAACCCTGTTGCCTCTACTTTCACAGCAAACATGTATGCTGAGTTCCGCCGTAAACGTATGGCTGGTGAAATTACCTTTGTAGATAGTAAATGGCAGAAAGGCGCACCAAGTATTGCCACATTAAATTCTGAATTGGCTCGTTTTAAAGCAGTGTTTGAAAAGCTTAAAGAACTCGGCGAATGGAAAGGCCCAAACCCATTAGAAAGTATTAAGCCATTTCGTGATCATGAAAGACCAATGAGCTTTTTAGCAAAAGAAGAGATTGCCCTACTTCTTGGTAAAGTCTCTGAGCACAAACGCCAAGATATGCTGAAGATAGTAAAGGTGTGTTTATCTACTGGTGCGCGTTGGAATGAAGCCGCACAATTAACTGGTAATCAGCTTTCTAAGTTCAAGATCACTTATACCAATACGAAGAATAAAAAAATTCGCTCTGTTCCCATCAGTGAAGAGTTATATAACGAAATACATAAACCAACATCAGGTAAGTTGTTTGAAGAGTGCTACACCCCTTTTTGCTACATTTTAAAGCATAAGATAGGTATTGATTTGCCAGCTGGCCAAGCCTCTCATGTTTTGCGCCATTCTTTTGCAAGTCACTTTATGATGAATGGCGGTAATATTTTGGTTCTTCGTGACATTCTTGGTCATGCCGACATTCAAATGACCATGCGTTACGCTCATTTTGCACCAGATCACCTCACTGAAGCGATAGCAAAGAACCCTATCTCAAATTTATAGTTTATGCACTTTTATGCTAAATGAGTGCATATTAATTTTTTCATGCAAAAATAAAATAAATATCTGTCGCCACTTCGTCGCCATTTTTCATTTTTAGGCCAAAAAAAAGGCCGCTAAATGCGACCTTTCATTATTCGGTTTTTCCGAAGTATCGAGTTATCACTCTTTACCGTAAACGTTGTTCTCTTGCTCTTGCACTCGGATAAAAGTAGTACGCTTAGTTAGCTCTTTAAGCTGCGCCGCGCCTACGTATGTACAAGTTGAACGTACACCACCAAGGATGTCAGAAATCGTATTATGAACAGTACCACGGTATGGTAATAGTACGGTTTTTCCTTCAGCTGCACGGTACTTAGCAACACCACCTGAGTGCTTGTCCATAGCGCTTTGTGAAGACATTCCGTAGAATTTCATGAATTGCTTACCGTCTTGTTCAATTACTTCACCGCCCGACTCTTCGTGACCAGCTAGCATACCGCCAAGCATTACGAAATCAGCACCGCCGCCGAACGCTTTAGAAACGTCACCAGCACAAGAGCAACCGCCGTCACCAATGATACGACCACCAAGACCGTGTGCTGCGTCAGCACATTCAATGATTGCAGAAAGTTGTGGGTAACCAACACCTGTTTTAACACGTGTAGTACATACAGAACCTGGGCCAATACCAACTTTAACAATGTCTGCACCAGCTAGGATAAGCTCTTCAACCATATCACCAGTAACAACGTTACCAGCAGAGATCACTTTATCAGGAAATTCAGCACGTACTTTTTCTACGTATTGAACTAAATGCTCAGAATAACCGTTTGCAATATCAACACAAATAAAGATCAAGTCATCTGTTAATGCCATGATATCTTTAGTCTTTTGGAAATCTGCTTCAGAAGTACCAGTAGAAACCATTGCGTTTTTCAGAACCGATGCATCATTTTCTTTTACAAAACTTGCCCAATCTTCAACAGTATAATGTTTATGAATCGCAGTCATTACACCATGCTCAGAAAGTGCTTTTGCCATTGCAAAACTACCTACAGAATCCATGTTAGCTGCAATTACAGGTGTACCAGACCATTGACGACCGCTATGCTTAAATGTAAACTCGCGGGTTAATTCGACTTGAGAGCGACTTTTCAGTGTTGAACGCTTAGGACGAAACAGTACATCTTTGAAGCCTAACTTTAACTCTTGTTCGATACGCAT